AGCATGGATACCCACCACCCACACCGATGCAATCTTCACAATCATACATTGGGAACGCGATGTCGTGCAACCACCTTTTGATCTTATGGTTACTCAACGATACCAGGCTGGTGGCTGCTTTGGACTGGGTGGCGTTCGGTGTTCCCACTGGTAGGTCAACGTAGCGCCAAGCAGTGAGAGTGCGCAGATCCATAGGAGTGCCTTTGCTTGCCAGGTCATATCTCAACCTTCACCCTGCCCATGTCGACACGCCGCACGATGCTCGGGAAGCTGAACTTCGCATCGCACTTGGCGCACTGACCGGCACGCTTGCCGTCCTGAAGCAGCGAACGGTATTCCCACATCCGCTTGGTGTTCCAGGCCTCGACGAGCGACACCTGGTTGATGTCGGCCATCCATTCGACCTCGGTGTTGGTGGGATCCACCGTGCAGCACAGTGGAACCTTACCGTCGTACTGTACGACGATGTGCCGGAAGGGACGTGGGCAGTGCTTCTTGCCACGTTGGCTGCCACCCTTCCAAAAGGTCTCGATGTTCTCGAGCTTGGTATAGCCGGTGCGCGTGTGAAGAGTCTTAGGAAGAGGTCCACAACTCAGGACCCTCTTCCTAGGGCCGATCTTTTTCCAGCAGTGGCTGGGCAGTGGTACCGGCAGACCCAAGTCACGAGCCGCCGACTTGATCGCCTCGTCGTAGCCCTTCTGATCGTAGTCGTTGATGTTGAGTGAGTTGACGCCAGCCTCGAAGAGTTTCCTGATGACATCGACCTGTTCATCGGTGCTGCGCTTGGCCATCAGGTCCCAGTTGGTGGTGAGATGGATCGTACACTTAGGCACGAGGGTCCGGAGCAATGCGATGCGGGTGGGCCACAACTTGTCCATGAGTGGCTCGTTGATGAAGAACCATTGGACGACACCGTCAAAATTCAAGTCCGCCAACTCGTAGAGGATCTTGCTGTATAGCTGATCCGTCATCAGCTGCTGCTTCTTGCCCCGCTGCTCCGCCGGGCAGAACCAACACGTCCGGTTGCACACCTTGCTGGTCTCGATGCTGATCCTTGTGAAGAGCGGATACTGATCCTTCCCGAACTTCACCGGCGGAAGCTTGGGCAGGTTCATGAAGCACGTGGCGTTTTTCATCATAGGTCTCCCAACCGTGGACGTTTGCGAGGGGAAAGAATTTCAAGAGGTTTAGATCCTCGAGATCATAGGCCTCGAGGAACCACTGCAGCTGACCGTGATAGAGTGAGCATCCCCAGAATATGGACAGGGGTTGAACCTTACGGACTCGTCGCACTCCCTTCCAGTTGACATAGTCGAGCGCGACCGGATCTCCGCACGTGTAGGTAATCCTTTGCGTACGTTCTTGTCTTGTTGCCAATCGGGCGATGGTTGGTACCTCAGTGCATATGCTGACGGGACCGTCCTCAGGATCGGCAGATCCCTGATCCTGATCCTCACTGTCTCTCTTGTCCACCTCATTCATCGTCCTCCTCCCATGCCTCTCGCACTACAGGCTGATAGTTGGTCTTGGGCCTGAGCATTAGATCGAGCACCTGGGCCGTAGGCCGATTAAATCGAGCCCGCGTGTCTAAGGTCATATGCGCCATGCGAGCAAACCAAGCACCGACAGGTGGAAGGACAGCTTGAGCCAGGAGGGTTGCAGCTTTCCCTGGTCGACCGGCGATCTGATAGTCGAGTGGGTAGCCACACAGTGCCTTCATCTCGTTGTGACCGAGGTGTCGTGGGATGGTGGGGTGAAAGAGATAGTTGCCCACAAAGGCGTTGGCGGGCCGATCTTGGTGTAGACGCGAGTGCATGAACAGTGGTCGCCCATGACGATTAGTAGGGCCGTTGGGAGGTTCACCGTGGATCCGACACCAGGCTGACTTGAACTTTTCCCACCGAGGGTAGTACCCACCGTTGCCATCCTTCACCTTGCCGAGCTTCAGCTTGCGCCACACCATCTTCTGGTCTGCTGTCATGGGGCGGAACCAACCGGGATCCTCAACACGAGAAAGGACCTCACCTACGGTGGGTACCTTTCTCCTATTGACCTTAGGGTACCGCAAGGTATGCTTGTGCGCCACGAAGAGAAAGCGCCTACGATGGTGTGGGAGGCCCAGGAGCCCGCCGTCGTGCATGATATACGTCACACTGTACCCACGCGACATAGCATCGCGGGCAAGCCCGTCGATAAAGGGTCGTGCCTTCTTGGGCGACTGCATACCCGGTACCGACTCGATCATGAGCATGGCGGGGTTCAGCTCGATGGTCTGGTAGGTGCGTGTCCAGCATGAAAGGCGCGGGTCCGTTTGCCAGGAGCTAGCGCCATTCATCATCGAGCGGCCGATGGGCGACACGATGGCACAGGGTGGGTTGGCATAGACCAGGTCCACCCGATTGTGGAACTGGTCTAACTCACTCCAGGTGGGCTTGTCATGTCGGAAGTAGATGGGTACCTCGGGATGGTTGAGCTGACTGGTCTCGGTGCCCGGGTACGGCTTGTCCTCGAGATGGGCGAGGACCTTCGCATGCTTCTTGAGGCCCTGAGTGAACCCACCCGCAAATATGTAGACGCCTAACGCTTTCACTCGACACCTCGTTGATCACCAGCGGGAGGATAGTATACCGTCCCGCTGGTGATGTCGACCATCACTTACGACGCCTCTGATAGCGGGGATGTTCGATTGTTTCTGGCTTCTTGAGCTCAGCCAAGAATTGGGCGACAGTCATGGGACGCTTGGCCCTGACATTGGCTACCGCCTGTTCCCAGATGTGCGGGTAGCGATCCTTGGGATGCTCATTATGCCTTTCACGACCCGACTCGATCCGTGCCGGGTTGGAGTGCTCGCTTGCAGTCCAGACCTTGGTATTGTAGCTTTCGACCGTCACTCCCTTGAAGCGGGGATCCTTGCTCCAGCCGGGGTGCATGATATGGGAAGCATCCCACAGGTCTACACCTTTGAGGTCGAAAATTTCCCGGAGTGCGATTCCTGTTGAGAGAACTGTCTTTCCCTCATCTGAACCAACATAGCGTTGACTTCCACCGCCACGCTGTCTCGGGTTGTGACGAGCGCGAGCGATCAATTCGTCCATTGACATCATGACACTGTACCTTTCATCTACCTCTGATTTTTATAATATAAACAAAAAACGAATGGAAATAAAGGATATAATTGGGACAATTCGTTGGACCCTCGTTGATTATCGTGAAGGACACAGGGCAGAGCCTACTGAAGGGCCAATCTCTAAAACCCCTGGTCGACATGTGACCCTGTGCCCATCACGATACTCAGTAGAGGAAGGACCGGTCAGCTCGGTGCGGGGATGAGCCGACCGGTCCCTAGCACGGGTGAGGGTAGTAGGGGTGCCCGTGCTATTCCTTGGCGCGCAGCTCGACGCGGCCCTTGGCGATGTCCGTCTTGAGGAAGCCAGGGCGGCCACCGAGCTCCTTGAACTTCGCGATCGTCATGCCGTTCTTGTAGAGCGCAAAGTTCTTGCCGCCGGCGCCGGTCTCTTTGCGGGCACGTGCCTCGGAGTTCTCGACGAGATAGATCTTCGAGTCATCCGGCGGACTGAACCGCGCGGCGCGCTCGCCACCGTTGGCAGCCTTTGGTGCCTTCTTGACCGCGGGTTTCTTCGCAGCTTTCGGCTTTGATGTATCGGTATTGGCCATCAGTTCCTTCTCCTCTTTCCTTCTCAGGTTGATATAGTCTCGCTTGTCGGCGTGAAGCTTCTCGATCATCGCCGCCGTCAGTGGTTTGGCCTCGGACTGAAGTGCAGTGACGAATGCTTGTGGATCATCCGATCCGCAAAACAGTCGTCGCTGCAGCTTCGGTACGCCGTCGAATGTCCATTCCTGGGTCTCCCCCTTCTTGATCACATAGCCACACGCGTGATCGATCAGAGGGGCATCGACGTAGGCTTCACAGACCTGCGGCGACTCGGGCGCAAATACCTGGAAGGTATTGCGCTCAGACTCTTTATAGTTGACGACGAAGACGAGCATGTTTCACCTACGATGATTGAACTGTACCATGATCTCATCGCCATGTAAATGTCAAATATGTGGAGACAAGCCATTTGACTCTCAACCAAAGCATGGCTATGATCGTGAGCACTGAGAGTATTGGCCAAAATATGGTGCCGATCCAGATTATCAAAGGCGAGGTCTGATCTCGCAGTGAGATCACGGCGGGTACCAGGCCCAGCACATAGAGGATAATGACCCAAGTCATTGGTTAGCTCTTTCCCTGATATCTCGCAGCCACTTCCACTGCGGTCCCGACATGTAGGTGTTGGCACCAAAGCGTTCGAAGCGTGCTTTTTGATCCTCAAAGAACTTGTACTCGCGGTCGTTAAACTCGAGGCCTGAGGCATCGACCTCGAGGAAGATGTCGACCAGCTCTTGGTATTCGTCAGTCGATAGTGTGCTGCTCATGGTCCATCTCGCCACATCCAGATCACAATGCTCACGATCGCTGTGATGACAGACAACAGTATGATGATGGCTACAGCATCTGATAGCACGTGTCAACTCCTCTATGATCGTCTATCCGATCCGTCGGGTACTCGCCGAGCTCGTCGTCTCGACTTGGACGTGACCCTAACGCTGTGCAGGCTGTTCACTCCTGCCAGATGTCTGCTGTGGTTATCCGCTTTCAGTCACCACAGCCAGCTATAGGTGTCCACCTTACATCTCAGTGTCGCGGCCTTAAAGATGGGCTGGCAACCCGAGGGGGATCGGGCGCCAGCCCTACCGTCTGACGGGGGACGAGGGTCAGAACGGTATCTCGTCGTCGTCTTTCTTGACTTCATTACCAATCAACGCGACTGGTGCAGAGACCTTCTTTGAGTTCACATCCTCGGCGAGTTTGAGGGCCTCAGCGAAGATTGATGGACCACCTTCGATCTGGTTCTTGCCTCGTGTGGGCTGGTGTGGTGTGATCCGCCAACCGTACCAATCGCCTTTCTGATTGTTCTCGCTGATGACCGACAGCTCATAGGTCATGAAGAAAAATGGCGGATTGAACTTGCCGCCCTTCCCATCATCAAGCCTGATGTTGTGCGCCTGGGTGAGCCAGCTACGACCCTTCTTGCGTTGCGTTGAGCTGAAGGCGATGATCACCCGCTCCTGGCTTGGGTACAGCAAGCCAAAAATCGTGGCCGACTCGACGATGTTCGTGCCGGTGGGTGTGATCCGACGACCACGGTCATCAGGTACCAGCTTGTTGTACATCGAGCCGTCTTCGCCCCAATCACGAACGAGACCGCCGCCGCTGTCACGCGGCTTCCACTCGGTGTACCTGGTCTTATAGGACGCGGGCACCACAATGATCTTGTCGTAGAGCGCGTTGGTCACCGTGTTGAAGATGAGCCCAGGCTTGGCACCCTCAACGTGCTCACCGCCGCCCTCCTTGACCTGCGGACTGAGCGCCTGCAAGATGGTAAGGAACGGCATCGCCAGGTCTGAGGTCTTGACGGACTCCATACCCTTGGAGGAGTGTTGTCCGAGTTCAGCAAGCTCCTCATTAGTCAAGAGGGCGACATCGGAAGCGCCTGGCTCACTCTGAGCGAGTGCCTTCGACTTATCCTTGGTTGGTTGCTTCTGCGTTGCCATGCTTCTTCTCCTTACGTTTGCCCTTCGGCGCTTTCACCTCAGCTATGTCCTGCATGAACACGCCGAGATCATCAAGACGTGCCAACAGCTTCGGTGCCATCTTCTCATCATCGAGAAGCTCGTTGACCCAGGCCGCGTAGGTACCGGCATGGATAGCTTGTTTGTTGTCGGGCGCGAGACCCGCGACCTTGAGAAATGCGAATGAGGCCTGGGCCTTCTCTTGCTCATCGCGGTCAAACGACACGCTGATCACATGCTTGATGAGATCCAAGCCGTTGAGATCGGTGAGGGCCTTGATGGCCTTGGCACGCTTGATGGGATCTGCTGGAAAGCTGGCCCTGACCTTGGTCTTCAACGAGACCTCGTGACCCGAGGTCATGCGCTGGTGCTCGATCTGGGCTGCCTTCATCACGTCAGGCAGTCGATGCAGCTTGAGGTCGAGCAGCTCCTTGTTGCGAGCCTCAGCCTGCTCGAGCAGCGCGTTCATCTCCGACTCAAGGGCGATGTACTCGTTCACCAGCTCACCCAACTGTACGAGGTAGCCCTCACGAACCGAGGCACCCGCCGCTATGACATCAGCCATGTCATCGGCGTCGCCAACGGTGGGCTTCGATTTGGGGAGGCCATGGTCTTTTCGTATCTTCTTTGTCCGGACGCGAGCGGAGGCCATCACGTATCTCCTCAAGTAGGTTGTAGACGTTCACGGTCCATCGATGTACGTACCAGAGCACCGCGAGGCAGGTGACCATGTTGATCGCGATGATCGTGCAGCCGACGATGAGTTCGGCGCTCATGTACCGATCTCTTGATCTTTGCGATGCTCGGTCACCGTGACCTGATGATACCTGATGAACCACGCAGGGCAATAGCGGCACCGATAGATGTCACCACTGTCCTCAAACTCATGTACGTCGTAGCTGTGTCCCACAAGCCGGCAAACAAGACGAGCGAAGATCATCATTTGATCTCTCCTACGAATGGTCGATCTCGTAAGATGTTATTCACATGCCTCTTGAGACCATCATCCGCTTTCTCAAGGTCGACGTAGAGCCACCAAGCACGTTCATACTGCAAGTTACTCTCAGACCAACCATAGATCACACCACCCTGTTCGACATAATCAGCTTGACCCTTGGGTTGAGTTCCCAACTCACGAAAATCTTTCTTGATATCAAAGGTCACTTGGCCCTCATCTTCTTGGCGTCCCACGTGCCATAGGACCGCGCGATCGGATTGCCCGCAGTGTCATGCATCCAGTAGAATTTTAGCACCGTACCATGCGGCACGGTGTCGATGCGATGTGGGATGATCGCCGTGGGCTCGTAGAGGTAACCATAGATAGGTACGAGCGGCTGACCCACATATTGGGCCAGCTTCTCATTGAACGCCTTCTTGGACTTGGCCTTGACGTACAGTTGCACGGGTTACTACCTGGTCGGGGTCAGCGACTCGATGATCCTACCACACTCTGACGGGTCTGTATATGACAAAGAGTGGGCGAGCGACTCAAGGTTAGCCATGGGGCAGCCATGGTGACCTTGAGTACATCGGTTTACAGACACGAAGCGCGGGTTTATACTCGCCCACCCAACCCGTCTTCTGACCAGCGTAAGGACGCCCAATGCCCCACATAAAATGAACAGGGATCACCTTGATGAATGGTGATCCCTGTCCGTCTGACCCAACCAGTCTGTCACCGCGCACCGGGACAGCTCAATAGCGGCTATATATGGGGATCATGTTGTAATGTACATGGGTAAAACGCCCCTCGAGTGGGCGATAGCGTACGCCAAAGCTGGGCTCATTCTTCATCCCTGCTACCAGCTCTTGGACGGCAGCAAGAAGCCGCTACAGCAAAAGGGCTGGCAGGTAGCCGCCACCAACGATCCCGAACGCGTAGCGAAGTGGTTCAAGGGTGATTGGACCATCGGCGACGTCACCATCAAAACCGAGAACGTGCTCATCGGCATGCAGACCGGCACGATCAATGGGATCGACGCGATTGACATCGATCCCATCAAGGGTGGCCTTGACACGATACCCAACGCCGAGAACTGGGCCCAGGTACTTTCAGGCACACCCTCGGGCGGACAGCACATCATCGGAAGACACGACCCCAAGCTCAACCTGCGCAACCAAGCTGATGCGGTCGTCTACAAGAACCGGCGGGTGCGCCTTCCAGGCTGCGACACACGTACCACCGGCGGGTACATCATCCTGCCTGGGTCCATCAGGCCCGACGGCAAGATGTACACGTGGCTGAAAGGCAGCATTTTGACACCTTCAGGTCAAAAGGCTGACTTAACGGAGCTCAACATCGAGCTCATGTGCTTGAAAGCGATCGAGCCGCCACCCCAATCGAAAAAGAAGAAGTACGTGCCAGGCCACCGTCCCATTCACGGTAGTCGTAAGGCGCGGGCGCTCGCCTATCTCGAAGGAAGAGCCAAGGTGGTGGCCGAGACACCTGAGGGGTCTCGTGACAGCACCTTGAACACCGAGCTGTACATCGCCTCATCATTCATCCGCTTTGAGATCGTGACCCGCGAGGAGCTCGAGTCGATCTTCTACGCTGCGGGACTGGCCTGTGGGCTCGAGGATCACACCGTCAAGGTGAAGCTCAAGGAGTCCATCGATGCTGGTCTCAAGAAGGACGTCGAGTTGCCATTGCCCTTCCGCGACGATGATTGGATGGAGCGTACCAACGAGCAGTATTTCATCGTCGAGAACGAGGGCGATAAGCCGTGGGTCTGCGAGTGGTATCCCGATAAGCTAGGACGTGACACGCTCAGCCTCATGCGGTTCAAAGACTTCGAGCAGGCCAAGCGTAGCGAGTGGGTGCCCGTCGGTGATACCATGAAGCAGCTGGGCAAGGCCTGGTTGGACGATCCCAGGTGCCGGAAGTATCCCAGGCTCACGTTTGACCCTGGCAAGGAATACGAGATCAGTCCCGATGGCTACCTCAACCTGTGGCGCGGTTGGCCCGTGCCCCTCAAACCTGGCAACTGGCAACGTATGAAGGGACACATCTATCGGACCTTGGCCAATCGCAACTATGAAAGCTTCAAGTACATCATCATGTGGACTGCGTGGTGCTTGCAGAACCCCGGCGAGCCCGCAATCACCGCGTGCATCTTCCGCGGTGGTCAGGGTACCGGCAAGGGTATGTTCGCTCGTGCGCTCAAAGACATGTATGGACGCCACGGCTTGCAGGTATCGTCACTCGGTGCGGTCATCGGCAAATTCAACTATCACCTGCGTGATGTGTGCCTGCTCTATCTCGATGAAGCCATCGCACCTGATGACCGTGCCGGCGCGGGCAAGCTGAAGAGCATGCTCAGCGAAAAGTCCATCAACATCGAAGGCAAGGGCGTCAACATCAAGGGGAGTATCAATCACCTCAAGTTCATCGGCACTACCAACGAGACTTGGAGCGCCAACGTCGATGCTGATGACCGTCGCTACGCAATCTTCGACGTGAACCTAGACCTACCGAAGATGATGCATGGCAGATTTACTACCTTCAACGACTACTTTAAGTGGATCCACGAGGAGCTGGGACCGGACAACCTTGGTGCGATGCTCTATGATCTCACGGAGATGGATCTCGGTGAGTGGATACCCAGCTTGAATATACCTAAGACCGAGGTGAGAGAGGAGATGCAAAATCTCAGTCGCAATCCCTTCACAAATATACTTGAAAGCAAGCTCGATGGATATGAGGGTCGTATCCTTTGTCTTGATGTCATGCGACTAATTAGCGAGGTACATCGTGGTTCATGGGAGCCGCGTCATAATATTTGGATGAGCACCTCAATGAAAGAGCTTGGTTGGAAACGAAAGCAAATTTGGGTAAGGTACATTAATGGAAAGGAAGGGCGAAAGAAGAAACGGTTCTATGTGAAGGGTGATGAGACTTTAATCATCGATGTCAACGAGGTTCTTCAACAATCAATGAATGGACTTGATCATGAGCTCGAGGCCGACTTGCAGGATCCTATGAAGAACGTTGACTTAGTGGAAAGGATGGAGAAAGATGATGATACCAGCACCGATCCTGATGGGACAGAGCCACCTCTTCATTGAGAAGTGGAGTGGGTTCAAGGTCATCGAATGGATCGCCGGTGGTTTTCAGGAGCACGTGGTCATCGGGTTTCAGATCGAAGACTATGGCGACCGTCCCGGACGGGTGGGCCTACCCGTTCCGATCGTGGTGTGCGACGTCAATGAGGAGCACATGGGCCTCGTCGATCCGTTCGGAAGGGTATATACAGAGGGGAAGTTGTACTTCACGGTGGAGGCCTACAAGGAAGCGGTGCGCGAGGCCATTAGGAGAACGGAATGAGAACGCGAGGGGGTGTACCCACCTGTCCCTCCCTGTCCCACCCTCCCCAGTTCGGTCTGCACGGGCGTGCACCGGCGTGCATGAGTAGCGTATTTATAGGGGTACTCCTGGGTACAGGGGTACAGTATCAAAGAGACCCAGACGGAGATGGCCTAAAACCTGTACCCCTTCCTGTACCCCTCACTCAACCTGGTCATCCTGGGAGAGGTACAAACCATAGTGAGCCCACCCCATGAAGAAGAACGGTAAAGCAAACGGCGGGGCACACACTGAACTGGTGACCCAACAAGCAGAGCCCCAGTACTCTCCCGAGTATGCCGAGCAGGCTTATAAGTATAGCGTCCTCAACGCCCCGGACGCATTGCTTGCGTCTTTCCTGGGCTTGCCTGATATCAAGGTGCTCGAAGCTTGGCGACAACGGTACCCTGACTTCGCGCAGGCCATACGTGAGGGGAGGGAGGTAGCCGATGCAAGCGTCTCGCTGTCACTCTTGAAGCGTGCCCAGGGATACAACATTCCCTATCGGAAGGTCTACCGCCACGCGGACATTACGCAGGTAGATGTGGAGACGGGTGAGAAGGCCCACCCCATTAAGGCTATCGAGGAAGGTATGAACCATGTACCTGCAAGCATGGAGGCGATAAAAATGTGGATGCATACTCGACGGCCTGAGCTGTGGCCAGTGGATATGAGACCTAAGGGTCCTGTCGATCCTAGTGGCAAGCCGATCGAGATGGAGGAGGATTTAGTTGAGCTTATCGTGGCAAGGGTCACCAGCCGACGCACTAGAAAGCTTACCGCCAGCAGCCCTCCGGACCCAGCTGACGAGCCTGACGCGTGATCAACTTCGCGCCCTGTTTTGGAATTGGAAGGTATGGGCACGCAAGAAGCAGCGTCCACCCGAGGGAGACTGGAAGACATGGTTGGTGCTCGCAGGTCGTGGCTTTGGGAAGACGCGTACTGGATCAGAGTGGGTACATGAACGAGCGATGGCATTTAATGGCCGGTGGATCGCCCTCATTGCAAAGAACCCTGCTGATGCGAGAGACTACATGATCGAGGGACCGGGTGGTTTTATCCGTAATGCACCACCATGGGAACGTCCCCACTACGAGTCATCGAAGCGCCGCATCACATGGAAGAATGGCTCGTGGGCTACCATCTATTCTGATGAGGCTCCCGACCAGGTACGTGGGTTCTCGGGTGATACCGCGTGGATTGATGAGTTCGCGAAGTTCCGTAACCCGCAGGATGTGTGGGACAACCTGCAGTTCGGTATGCGTGAGGCGAGCACCGATCGACCCAGGCAGTTGATCACCACAACGCCGCGTCCGTTAGCGATCCTCAAGAAGATCAAGGGACTGAAGAGCACCCGCACCGTGGTGGGTACCAGCTATGAGAACCAAGAGAACCTCGATCCGAGCTGGTTCAAGGAGACCATTCTCGATTACGAGAACACTCGGTTTGGCAAGCAGGAGATCCATGCGGAGATCCTTGAGGACTTTCCCGGTGCGTTGTGGGCACGTGACACGATCGAGAAGAACCGCCTTGCAGGTTGGGACTCGCGTGTACAAACCAAGGAGGAGTGGCGCGAGTGGTGGAAGCTCAGGCTCAAGCGCGTCGTCATTGCGATGGATCCTGCGGGCTCAAGCAACGAGAACGCTGCCGAGCATGGGATCATCGTGGCGGGCATCGATCAGAACGATCATGGTGTGGTGCTCGAGGACCTCAGTCGGTTGGCGACACCAGCGCAGGCAGCAACTATCATGATCCGTGCCTATGACATGTGGGAAGCTGACCGGTGCATCGGTGAGGTGAACAATGGTGGTGAGTGGATCGGCACCACACTCAGTCAGACAGCCAGGTTGATGAAGCTCGAGGGTCAGCGTGAGTCGGGCACCATCACCTACAAGGCGGTCCGTGCAACCCGAGGTAAGCAGACTCGCGCCGAGCCGGTGAGCACGATGGATGAGAAGAAGCAGATCCATCACGTGGGCATGTTCCCTGAGCTCGAGGATCAAATGTGCATGTGGGATCCACTGGCTGGTATGAAGTCGCCCGACCGGATGGATGCGCGCGTGTGGGCGTTCACTGATTTGATGATAGGCTCAGGGAAAGGTCGAGCAGGAGTGTTGTTCTGATGTCACAGTTCACCGTCAAGAAAGGGTATCGTTATCGGTGCTCGATCAGGTTGAGTTGGGTCGAGTCCTTCGCGAGTAATGAGGACATTGCCGAGCGGTTGGTGGGCGCAGGCTTCATCAACGTGGATGTGACCGGTCATGATTATCAGCGAGAGGCTGAGGGCACGTGGCCCTTAGCTGATGCGAGTGCAGAATTGCCCGAGCAGATCGTACGGGTGGATGAGATCAATGAGGGAGGCGCCATGGCTGAAGGAGGCAGGTAACTCAACACAAAGGAACGTCACATGATCGAAAGCGTTATCATGGGCTTGATCTACCTCTGCTTGGTGGTGATAGCCATCTACCTGATCATCTGGGTGATCGGGCAGCTCGGCATCGTGATCCCGGACAATATCATGAAGGTCATCTGGGTCATCGTGGTGCTGGTCGCCATCCTCATACTCGTCAGGACCATCCTGCCGGGCATGGGTGTCAGGATCGGCTGGCTCTTGCCGATGCTGACGTAGCAGTTGGCCGGCACCTTGGGGTGTGCCGGCCTTGCCATACAAGGGTGTGACATGGTACGTATGTTCTTCGCGGCGTGTGCCCTCACCGTGATCGGTGCCTTCGTGTTCATCGTCATAAGGACCATCTGATGGCCAAGCCAATCCACGTTCGGCAGGTTGTTACCATCCTGCGGGATCGTCTCGCCTCGATCCTCGGCTTCACACACGAGGGCAATCGCGATCTCTACATCACCTTTGGTTGGCCCAAGCAACTTCTGGTCGAGCAGCTCTTCGCGATGTACTATCGCAACGGGTTGGCTAATCGCATCATTAAGGCGTTCCCCGCAGGTACCTGGCGCGACCCACCGTTGATCCGTGACGATGCCGGCAGCTCTGCCGACGAGGAGACCGACGACTTCTCGCCGTTCGTCAAGTCCTACGAGGATTGCTTCAAGAAGCACAACATCATGACCTACCTCGAGCGCGCCGATCGCGTCTCTGGCACGGGTCGCTTTGGGTTGTTGCTGTTGGGCTTTCGTGACGGACAGGCGCTCGATCAGCCGATGGGTGAGGGCAACTTTCCATTGCTCTATGTCTCGGTGTATGCCGATCCCAACGTTACCATCAATCAAT